TCTTTACCGTGATATCATTAATCGCCATTTCTTCTCTCCTTTTTTAAACCCAGAAAGGGTAGGAGGAGGATGAGCAACCTACCCAATCCGAGTAATTTAAAATCATTCTAGCCAATCTACATCTTTCTCAATTTGCCTTGTCCTGATTAATTCATCAGCTTTCCGCTTTTGTTTGAATATCCACATGTCCACCAAGTCTTCCTTGTGTTCAAACATTAGCCATCTCCGATCAGGACAATCCGCATATTCTTCACACTCACAAGGACAGTTGCTGTGACCATCTATTACCCCAAGGTCACATCTCGCTATCATCCTGGCCTGTAAGAGTAAATTGTTTAATGAGGTCTCTATGCTCTTTAAGACAAAGTGTACAGAAGCAGGAGGGAGACTACGACAGAGAATATCTTTTATCTCTTTTTGTGTAGTCTCCCTCTTAGGCATCTTAAGTAGTATGTCTCGTATATTCTGCCTTGATGTGTACAACAGCAGTATCTACAAGCGTAGCAGCAGTTAGCATCGTAATGTCAATCGTATCAGCATCAGCGTAATACTTCCCGCCATGCACGTAAGCATCAGTTGCATCTGTACCTTGGCTTGTAGCCCCAGCAGTTTCCAGATTAGCTGAAGCATCCCAGCTATCATCACCAGCGCCATCACCAACCTTAGCCGTAAGCGTTGCGCCTTGACCGGTAACGACACGTAGCTTCACATTGTCAACCCACATGCCAGCTCCAACTTTAAGCGCCTGGACAATAGCAAGAGTCGTAGCGTTAGTAGCAGAGAAATCGAGAGTATTATCGATATATCCCTTGTACCCCTCTAGAATCTCATGCTCTTGCACCCCAGTCAGAAAAGTGGTAATTGTGTCAACCATTATTTATACCTCCCTTCCTAAGCGTCAGAGATTGAGGTTCTAGAAGTAATAACACCAACCGAACCATAATCTAAGCTGTTGAATACAGGTTTACCCGGCTTAGCAACCATCTGCCAAGACCAACCTCTTTCACGTTCGTAGTCTTTAGTTTGTTGAACCATCTTAGGACGTTCGCCCCATGCCCACAGACCAGCTTGTTGACCAAGCAGGATGTTTCTTGAGTAAGGAACGTCACTACCTGACCCACCAGTCAGCAAAATGTTAACTCTTCGATGTTCATGGATAACAACATTATCCCAAAACATAGTAGCTTTCTTGAAGAATGGGTGATCCGGTGCTCTTTGAAGAGCATCACGAGCAGCATTAGTCCAGACAGAGTTTTGTTTCCAGTCATAAAGAGTATCGGGATGTACGACCAGAGCGTAAAACTCTCCACCCTCGATATTCACTGGTTGTATAACTGGCTGGGCATCATTCCCACCAGTCCTTGCCCACGTAGCAGCCTTAGAAATAAGAGCTGGAGTGAGTAAATCGGCAACTTCCAAGGTGGCTACACTAGTAGCATCTCCACCATAGAAGGCCTTAGTCGGGCTAGCGTCAATCGTATCAAACAGTTCGTCATCAATCTTGTCGCTGCCCCATCGTTGAAGCTTAAAAATCGCAGTAGATGGAATGTCAAAAACAACACGCTTCTGAGACATCTTGTTTGTCTTCACAGCGTGCGCATACTCTTTTAACGTCAGACTATAGTCGTAATGTACAAGAGCTTCTTCATTCCCCTCTAGGGTCTGAGTCTCGTCAACACCAGTACCAGTCAGATCGTAGACAATGCCAAAGGTAATCTTGTCACCTTTAGACTTGGTTAGATCGGTCTTAACCTGTACGATATTGTTCTCGTTCTCGCCAGCAAAACGGGTCATAAAGTATGACGAGTTTTCCATGACGTTGAACATCTTCTTTTCCCAGAGCTTTACTGTTAAAGCATCACTTGTTGAAATAGCTGTAATAGCCATTGTAAAGTCTCCTTCTTTCTTTTTTACACAAAACAAAAGCCCACCAAATTAATGAATGGGCTTCTGAAGCTAAACTAACAGAGGTATCTATTTAGATCGGAGTTTTAACTCCTCTAGTTCTCTCCTTCGCAACTCTTTGTCAAGTTCTTCTGAAGTCATATGGTTCCAGATATAGTCATCGGTAAGCTCAGGAGTCTTCGGACTGCCCCCTGAAGTAGCGCCAGCATCATCAAGAGTCTTCTTCTTTTTCCCTGCCTTCTTAATCTGAGCAATCACCTTGTCAGGTTTTTTCTTAAGCTTGTCTTTATCTGCTGTCAGCTCTTTAACCTGTTTCTCTAGCTGCGCTCTCTGTGCATAAGCATAGACAAGTGTAGCATTTTGAGAGTAAGGGTCTGCTCTGAATTGTGCTAACCCTTGAGCATCAGTTAAACGCTCACGCTCAAAGATATCAGCAATTTCAGGGATAAGAGAATCAATGTCAGGAATGAGGTTCTTTAGAGCATCTTTGTTTTGTGCTCTAATAGACTCTTGTTGGAGTAGAACCCTTTGCTGCTGTTCTCGGTCTTGGCGTAACCTTTGTTGGACTATTTTATCAACTGTCTCAACATCTACACTATCGTAGTTGTCACCAAGATTAGTCTTGTCTAGTTCAGCAAAAGGTTGCTGGACACGAAACCTAGCGAGTTCTTCTTCCAGTTCTGCATTACGTTTTCTGGTAGTTCCAACCTCTTCAGAGTGCGCCTTGAAGATCGCTTCCTTTTCTTCTACTTGCTTCCGCAACTTAGAGATAAGGACTTCTTGCTCGTCACCATCTTCTTCAGAGTCTTCCTGTTCTACTGGTTCTTCTTCAGAATCTTCAGTTTTTTCCTCTTGTTCGTCTATCTCCTGTTCATCTTCGTCTTCCACAATAGCTGTGGTTACCGGCAGTTCCTCGCCCTTAGACTCAGCGTCTAAGCGTTCGAGCATCAGTTGCTCTAACTGCTCATCTGATAGCTCTTCCACATCAACGGTATTCTGCTCTTCCGGCTCTTGAACCGATTTTACTCCGTCACCCATGACTTATCCTCCTCTGGGCATCTGTTTGATGGTGTTCCCTAACTCTGGCACATTACGTGATCTTCCAGTTGGGTGAGAATTAAAGCTGATTTTTTAGCTTGTTATTAACTCTCCTTATATCTGAGTATTTCCGACAGTAGTTTACCATACTTGTCAGGAAATGTCAATAGCATAACCGCTCAGGCATGTCTATCCTGCCCTGATTCAAACTAACCCAATCCCTGTGGTTGCTGTTGCTGTTGCTCTTGAGGCGGATTAGCTATCCTGGTTTTCTGAATCTCTGAGTTAATCTTAGCCTCTTCAAGTTCCTGTTCTCTTTGTCTTTGTGCATCCACAGCAGCCTGAATCTTTTTCTTCTGTTCTTCCGGGATATCAAAGAACTCTAAGAATATCTCTACAGGTATAGGTGCTCCCACTCTGGCTAATTCTATAAACTTAGCTAAGTTCTCCTGCATCACTGTAGGAGTATAGGGGCTTTCTGTCACGACTACATCATAACGAGCTACATCCACATCCTTAAGTATCCTCAGCACTTCATCTGAAGTAAGCTCTTCAGCTGCCCCTTGACCTTCTTCCCCTACAAAAGGCCTCCCACCAAACTCTGCTGGTTTAGCTGAAGACTTGCTACTATCATTCATCAACCTCAGGATTCTGTCTGGAGTCCACACCTTCTGGATGAGCTTAAAAAGGATTCTCCCTGTCAATCTGTTAGCCAAACTTAAATTGTCAAAGAGGAACTCATTACCTAAGAGTGACTGTCTCTTCTTCTCGGCTATTGCCACACCAGACTCAGCTCTTGTATTTATCCCTTGTAACTCTGCATTAATGTTAGATATTTCTCTAAGGGTTTGTGTATCTAGCTGGACTAAGTTGTGTATCCCTGTAGGGAAACTACTTGTTTCAAGCTTAACTGGAGGTGCATTGACAGGATCAGAGACCTCAAGCACAGCACCTGGAGTAGCTGAGTTCTTTAGGAACTGTTCTTTCTGGTATTCATCATCAAAGGTATTCCCACCAGTAAGCCAACCCCAGTTAATATTCTTGTTCACAATATCAATGATCTGAGAGTGTCTCTTGTTTATCTCTTCCTGGACACCTTTCATCCCCTCAACTTTACCCCATATTCTGTTCTTCATCTTCTTAGCATATACAGGAATTATGGGGAACTCTGCATCAAAGGTCTCATCTATCTCGTTATCCACCACTGTATCACCAGCGATAGTGACCACTCTCATAATTGTCCTGGATACAGAAACAGACTCAAAGCCCAAGATCGTGTCAACCCTTGAAAGGTCAGTAGAGAGCCAATTATCAGCATCTATAAAGACTTCTTCCTCCTGGTTAAGTACAACCCACCCACGCTTCTTCTCTTTTATCCAGCACTCAACTACCTTAAGCCTCTTCTTATACTTGTCTATCCACTCACTGCCTACAGTAGCTCCTGAGGTAGCATCTTCACGAGTTGTACCTCTATCATCCTCATCTTCCCATACTATTTCCTTGGCCTTCTCAGGCCATAAACTTTCAACCTTATTCTTACTTAACCACTTAACCTTAGCCAGAAACTCACAATCTCTGAGATTCAACTTGTCATGCTCACCAAACACAACTTCATCCCAAGGGTAATGATCTATGATGATATCCCCCTCAGGGTTTCTATCATGACTGATCCGCATATTAAGCAAACCCCTACCAACAATAGCACTATCTCTAAAGGCTAAGGTCTGTTCATAGTCATAATTAGCCTTCTCAGTAACATTCTTTGAAACCATGTTGTAGATATCTGCTATCACCTGATCCCCACCTTCTACAGGCAAGTACTTGACATCTAACTTGTTTTGTCTCTGGAAGCCTATAAGCAGGTCAACTAGAGGTTCAATCTTATTAAGCGTAAGGGCTGCACGCCTCATAGACTCAAGATTGCTCTTATCTATTGAGTTCCACTGAGCAGTGCCATCGTAGTATCCTATTGAAGAATCCCCATTATCTTTAAACTCTCTCTGTTGTTCCTCTCTAGATTAAACTTAGACTGTACATCTGAGACCCAATCATCCTCACTCTTACCCTTATCATCACTAGTGAACTCTTTAAATAACTGAGGTTCAAATGTGTGAGTATGATCGTTAGCCGAGAAGACAACAAGTTCACCAGAGGGCTCTGGAGCATCAGGAGGCAATATACCACTAAGCTTTAAGAGCTTCACCCTTTGGATTTCATCCTGGTCTTCTAGCCTAATCCCAATATCGTGGGAATGCCCATCATCAACCGAGGTAAGGCCAAGGTTGTCATCCGTTAGGTACACTAAGTGTGTGTGCCCATTTACTTCACTCGTTGTCATAAAGGAAGCCATCTAAATACCCCTCCAGGAAATCTGCGGCTCTGGAGTCGTTTTGTCTTCCCTCCACATAGCTCGCCTTTTCGCTTGTTCATTGAATATTCTATTTTCAAAGAAGTGAAACATCATCACACAATCACCCATATCAGGACTATGCTCACTCCTTTTCTTTAGAGACTTTTTGCTTTCAATTATAACCACACCACTCGAATCATCATACTTCAACACACAAAGTTCATCCTTAAGCTCTGGGTCATCGAGTATTTTGATGTTCCCATGCTCAAAAGACTCCCTTGTCCTCCACCATAACTCATCTCTAACCCGCCTAAACCTATCTGGGTTTCTAGCTGTACGAGAGACATCTACAGGGAAAACTTTACTGTGTCTTCTCCGTAAGGTGTTATAGACCCCATTACCAAGACCAATAACATCTACAGCAACAGCATCTGGATTGTCTTTGTACATCTCTATAGAGACTTTCTCTGCTAACTCTATAGTATCCTTTGTATTATACCTCTTTATCTCTATAATCGTTCTACCAAGAAACTTCATTAAAATACTTGGGTCACCACCAGCCCCAACGTCTACAGTATAGATGAGTGGGTCTGCATCACTGGCTTCTATCGGCCTAGTAACTGCATCTTCAACCCAAGCTCTAGGAATGAGTGTATCTTCGCTAGAGTTCGGTGGCACCCCAAGTACATTAATTCTCCAGGGGTCTGAATCCTCTCCATATTTATCACGGTAACGGTCTACCCATTCTGTCTTGACAAGTTCGCTCTCTCGACTATCCCAGTTAAGTTTAATCCAATCCTTAGCGTTAGCCCCATGACTGTCAACAGCATAGCCAGTAGCTCTGGTGGGGTTAAATATCATCAGTACAAAGTTGCACTTCTGTGTCAGTGTAGCCTCAATATTCCTCATCACTGGGTCAGGGATACCACTGACTTCATCAGCTACCAGCATTAGGTAGTCCTCATGTAGACCAGAAAGCACCTCAGCTTGCTCTTCTGGAGTGCTCTTCACATTCACAGTACGAGCTTCAGCAAACCACTCTGACCTACCACCAGTTACCTTCCAGGCTTCCTTGTTGTAGATTCTCTCAGCTTGCCACTGGATAGTACTTCTCACGAGAGGGATAGCCCCTCTAAGCCATTTAGATATCTCAGCCCACAGAACAGATTTAAGTTGTGCACTTGTATTAGCTGTGCATCTGATCTTAGGCCAAGGGAAACAGAACAAGAACCAGATAACCATCCATGAAGCAAAGGCATCTTTGCCAGTCCCCCGTCCAGACATAATAGAAAGGCCTATCTTGTTGGCATATTCAGCTTCTTTTTTTGTGAGTTTTCTCCCACCATGTAACTTGATCTTACTCTCAACTAGTGTACCGATAGCATCTAGTGCTTCTAACTGTTGAGAAGATATCCCATACTCACTTATCTCCGCAACTTGTAGAGCTTCCTCCACAAACTTCCTGGGATGTTTAGCCCAATACTCTATTACTCTTGCCTGTGGAGACTTCTCTTCCTTTTTAGCCATCTTCCCTCATAAACCACCGCTGTCCTGTACCTCGTTTAATCTTCCCAGAACTTTCCCAGATATCAAAGAGTCGTTGGTACCTCTCACGGAACTTTATCTTATGTGAGAGATTGTTAGCATCCCCACCACTAGTAGATATAAAGGCCTTTAAGCTTAACCCTTCACCCTCTAATAGGGCAACAACAGCTTCCTCATCACACTCACTGCTAGTTTTATGAGACACCTCTACAGCGCCACTAGGGATTTCTCTTGTCAACCCCTTGCCATTCATGTGCTTAATCTCGAACGTCCCGCCCTCAATCATCTTAATTACATCTCTTACATTGTCCAGGACTATGGTAGACAGCAAGTCTTTCCTGCCCCAGTCATGTACTTCACGTAATGTTCTTTCTACTAAGGTCATCCTATCCTCCTTATGAGTTTCTATTTTCTTGAATCCGCTTAGAAGCTCTTCTCTGCTGCTTCTTACGAGACTTATGTTTCTTAGATGTAGCCCTTTTCTTTCTTTTAAGAGTCCCACCGCCAGGACTTAAGTACTTTGCCATTGTCTCATCACATACTGATATGAATATCTTTTTTCCCAGTAAACAGTTTAATCTTAGGGCTACCTACCAACCCAGGCTCATAGTTCTTCATGGCTACATAGCCCTCATCATCATGATACCCGCCTGTAGTACAAGCATACTGCTTAGAATACACCTTTTTTTTACTCTTCAAGTCTATATCTGGATATCTCACAGCCTCAAAGAGAATATCATGCACATGCCCCATACACACTAGATCAGCCCTACTTGCTACTCCTTGAGCTATGTCTAGTACCTTCTTGAGTTTAGTATGCTTCTTCTTGGAAGCTCCCTCTCCATGCGTAAGGTAGATTTTATATCCTGTGCCACCCACATACCAGAGATTCCACCTTGAGTACCCTAGGTAAGGGACTGAGTACTTCCCAGACAGAGCTTCAGCCATGAGTTTAGTGACCTGTATACCCGTTGTATTGTGTGGCCTGATCTCATGGTTCCCATCTAGCATCCCTAACAGCAGACCAGCGTCTGCAAGAGGCCTTAACATCTCTATCATAGCCTCTATCTGCTCCTGAGGTTGCATTATCTGCTCATATACCCCAGCTCCTACTGATCCCTTAGTGCCCATCTCCAGTAAATCGCCCATTGTGGCTACATATACGTGCTTAGACAAGCAATGCTGGATATTTGACTCAGCTTTCTCTACAAAACACCCAGAAGAACCCAAGTGAATGTCTCCAAGAGGCAGAAACTCTGCATATCCCTTGCTATTCACCTCTAAGTGCTTCTGATTGACCGTAATAGGCCTAGCCATACCATCCCCCTTTTACTTAAAAGTACTTGATAACAAAGATTGTTAAGCAAATCACACAACAAACCCAGAAAAGTATCTCATACATGGCGTATGATAACACAGATCGTTATTCTTGTCAATTTTAGCCAACTATAAACGGACTTGCAAAACGCGTAGAGGTATGGTAAACTACACAAAAGGAGGATTAAGATGGAGATACCTGGAAGGATTGTAGTCAGCGGATTAGAGTTTGAGGTTGTAGAGGAAGAAACAGGAAATAACTCCAGATACGGACAGACTGACCTTAAGAAAAACAAGATAAGCATCTGGAATATAGACGGAGATTGTCCAGAGAGTCAACAAGCCTCTACTTTTATGCATGAGATCATAGAAGCGATAGATTTTCACCACAGCATAGGTCTAGACCACGACAAACTCACTGTGCTTTCACAGGTACTATTTGGAGTAATTAGAGGGAATCGGTTAGACTTTAGGAAACCTGACTGCTAGCACGCTCTCAGTGGATGCTTCTCAGTAACAGGCCTATGGTATATCTTCCCATCTTCATCAGGAGAGTATCCATTCTCTTCTAGCCTACCTATCACACCAGACTCTAGCCCGCCATTGATCTCTTCCAGCCTATCACTGAACTTCAGTTTAGCTATCTCCTGGATGTTATCCACCCTTACACCCCAGCCATATAGAGCCTCAAGTCTAAGCAGGTGTTCAAAGAGAATATCAGCTAAAGATTCCTTACATTTGGCACACATCATAGAGTAGATTATATCACAATAAAGGTGCTTGACAAACTATTCTGTACTATGTTAGGCTTAGTGTATGGATGGAATATATAGCATCGAAATCCCAGCAGGAACCACAGTGCTCCGTGTACACGCTAATGATGGATCAGGGTTGGGGATACATGCACATGTTAGGTTTGAGGGAGATAGTCCTTACACTGAGAGGATAATCCAAGCAACACAAGAAAGGGAGAATAGAAACATGGCAACTGCAGAACTTAGGTTTGATTGGAGAGAAGTAGAGCCAGCATGGGAGCTACAGCGAGATGGGCAAAGAATCTTCTATGGTGGAGATACTTGGCATCCCGTGCAAACAAGAGATATATGGGCTACTGGTACAACTACAGCAGCAACCTTTGGTAATGTTGGGGGAACTATAACTTTTGATATTTTAATGGCAGATGATCCAGATAGTCCACCCATAGAAGGACAGGATGTTTTTACTCAGGTAAGAGCTGATCTACATGAGTTGGATGAGAGGTGTAAAAGGTTAGCTAGGGGAGATAGGTCTCAAGCATGGAGAAAAAATGTGATGACATTTGTTGATGAAGCTACTGGTATCCCCGATGGAATAGCTGCACAACAAAATAGAACAGCAAGGATGTTAAGAGTACTTGAGACTAGGGTGCTCGACCTACTGTTTCAAGATAATATGTGAACTCAGCTAGGACTTCATTACTAGCAGCACTGCTTAGAATAGATAGCCCAACAACCTCACCAGGAGCGAGTAGTCTTTCGTTTCTATTTGAACCCTCACCACCTGTAGTCTGGCCTGCACCAATGAGGCCCATATCCCAGATCACTGCACCAAATACATACCCACCAGTTGCACTGGCTACAGTAGCAAGAGATGTCAGTG